GGGTATAAGGTATAATTTATTTATTTTGATATAGATTTGATAAAATATTACATTCATCTTCTATAACCTTAATTGATTTATAAACATCGTCTTTATTAAGGTCTGGATTATTTTCTAGATTTAAATTATTTTTAAAATCTTCTAGTAACTTGGTGAATTTATTTTTAGAATTATCAACATCCTGAGAATTGTCTGCATTAAAGATTTTTTTAATATCTTGGATATTGTAAATTCTTTTACCACCATTAGGTCTAAGACATCTTATTTTTCCAGCTTCTGACCATCTTCTTAATGTCCCTGAAGTGATGTCGTATTGTTTAGTTATTTTACTAGGAGAAATATAATTTTCGTTATCCATCTTTTTTATTTTAAATAAAATAAATAAAATAAAAAAGATATATATACGCATTTTATCGACTTAATCGTAAACAAAATATTATCTTTAAATACATTTTTACTATTATATACGATTTAAATACAAAATACAAATACGATATAAAAAATAAAATAGCAAATATAAATAATATATTCTTAAAAATAAACATTGTATATTTTATAGATAATTTTTAATTTATTTATTTTATTTAATTTGTACGGAATTTACGAAATTTTTTTTTCTTTTTTAATTGTATAACAATACAAGTTACAAAAATGGACCCTGCCCAATTAAAAGCTAGCTATGACCAAACGCAATATATATCCGATATGATTGGAAAAGTCGATGGGGACTTATTAAAAACCCAAAGCTATCAAAATGTAGAAGCATTAAAATCCAATTACGGACAAACAAAAGAAATCTTAGATGTGCAAGACAGAGCGCAATACGCTAATGAAAACAGACAAAATCGCAACTTTAATTTACTTAATGAAAATATTAAAGACCAAGGCTCATCAGTAAGAGATACTGTTTATAGAACTTCTGCTGCATTAGGTGATTCAGTTGGAAAAGGTACAACTGATAATCTCTTAGCCACTGAACGTGTAGGTGCTCACATTGATGATAATGTTTACCGAACTGCTATGGCAACTGACGAAGCTATTTATAGAGCTCAAGCAGGTGTCAATGATGCTATAACTTTTGGACGTGTAGAAGCACAAAAAAATACTAATGAACTTATTCAATATCTTACTTCTAGTAATGATAAAAATTGGTCAAACTTTTCAAATGTTACAAAAGATATTTATCAAGGAAAATCTGAAACTATTTTGTCCAATACAAACCAATACGCACTCCTTGCTAAACAAGCATCTGACAACACTGCACAAATTCAGATAGAAGCTCTTAAAAACAAGGGTGATCTTGCCAAGCAAATGGCCTTTGAATATAGCTCACTTAAAGACAAAATATCAGATTCTGAAGCAAGTATCAAGTCTGTATTATCTTGTCAAGAAGCAGATAGACTTCGAGATGCACTCCGTGCAACTGAAAATAAGAGTTTGTACTTTGAATTAAAAGGACATAATCATCATCATTATAGACGCGGGCATCATGGTGGACATCATTAGGGACTCGGGCGGTCTAAAAAATCTAATTTAAAAGATTTTAATTCAAGTAGTAGTAGTAGTAGTTCAAGTAACAGTAGTAGCAGTTCAAGTAACAGTAGTAGTAGTATATATGAACCACAAAGACTACAAGGACAACCTATAGAACCACCTGCACAACCTATAGAACAACTTGTACAACATAGAGAACAATATGGACCACCTGGACCACCTGGACCACAAGGACCACAAGGGCAACCTGGGCCACCTGGACCACAAGGGCAACCTGGACCGCAAGGACCACCTGGACCACAAGGACCACCTGGACTACAAGGGCAACCTGGACTACAAGGGCAACCTGGACAGCAAGGGCAACCTGGGGATAAAGGGCAACCTGGGGATAAAGGGCAACCTGGACAGCAAGGGCAACCTGGACCGCAAGGACCACCTGGACTACAAGGACCACCTGGACTACAAGGGCAACCTGGGCCGCAAGGGCAACCTGGACCGCAAGGGCAACCTGGACTACAAGGGCAACCTGGGGATAAAGGGCAACCTGGGGATAAAGGGCAACCTGGACCACCTGGACTACAAGGGCAACCTGGACAGCAAGGGCAACCTGGGGATAAAGGAACACAAAGGTCGTATTTTTCTAGATCTGATAACGATGACATGTTGCAACTTGAAGAAGGGCCGCCAACTAAAGAGATAGATTCAGATAATAGTAGTATTAAAAGTATGAAAAGTATACAAAGTGTGAAAAGCATACCGGAAAGTTTAAGTAGTATTAAAAGTAAAAATCCATTTAATAAAATATTGAAACGTTTTAAAAAAAAGGATTCATCTAACGATATCTAGATAACTTCAAATAAACTCCCATTTTTCACAATCAGAACAATCTTTATTTTGAACACATTCAGGAAAATCATTTTCCCAATGTGGTATAATATTTTTTATAATATAATCTATACGATGATTCAGTATAGATTCTGTATATCCTAATTTTTCTTTTGCGTTATATGAGCAAGTAAAACCGGAATGGCATTTTGTGTAAAGATTATATCCAAAAGTCCAACATGTATTTCCACAAGTTCCTAGAAATATAGGATCTGCGTCATGACCAAAATGAAAAGTGTTTTGATGTGCTTGGAGACCGATCAAATCTAAATAATGTTTGTCTCCAGGAGATTGGAATGCAATAGATGTTTTGTTGTATAAAATACCCATAATTGTTGCTATTGTACCACCTAATGAATGGCCGGTAAAAATAAGATTATTAAAATCTATAGTATCTTTTACTTTTTCAACAATATCCTTTGCAAGATTTATATAATTTAAATCAAAAGATGTAGAATTCTTATAACAATTTATAGAACAATTATTATTATTGTCTGTCGAATCACATAATGATCTATTAAATAAATGGGATTGTTTATAAAAACAACAAGAAAAATATAAATTATCATTGAATTTATCATTATAAGAACTTGAAAAGATATGAGGTTTAGAATATTCTTTGTTAATAAAAGATCCGTCTTCCTGAAGACCAATTGCAGTTGTAGTTCCTTTAAAAGCAATAATATTCATTTCATTATTATAAAAAAGAAATGATTTAACTGTATTATTATCAAGTGTAATATCATTTACTGTATAATTTTGTAGATCTATCCATTTAGAATGATTTAAATATGTATAAACATTACTTGACATAACTGCTAAATCGTAAACTAATTTATAAAAAGTATTGTTTAAAAATTTCATAAATTTATAGAAGATAGTATATAAAAATATAAAATAGAATTTATTTAAACATAATTAATATATAATATCATTATGAGAAAGAAAAAGGAAACCGTAGGTATACCAACGTATTCGAAAAAATTTACACAGAAAACAAAGAAATCAAAAAGTCAACATTCTATTTTACATAAACACGAGATTCGTTTAGATGAATTATCTATACATGATAAAAGGTTGCAAAAGATAAGAAATGATATTACAAATTTAGAAAAAGGTATAATAAATGAAAAAGAAGATAAAACAAAAAAGCTTTTGCGTAATTTAAATAATGAGAAAAATAAATTAGAAAACGATATAAATTTATTTGATTATTTATTAGACTCTACACAAATTATACAAAAATATATAGAATTGGAAAATCGTGAAAGTGAATTATTAGATTTAAATGAATTAAGTAAAGAAATTAGTTTAGAAATAAATCAGATTAATGAGCAAAAATGTGATTTAGTTGAAGAATATTTATTAAAATTTGAACCAGATAGTAAAATACCCAAAATGACTATTAAAAGGGAATGTACAGTTTGCCAAGAATGTAATGTATCATTAAAAATTGAACATGGTTATTCAGTGTGTCCACTTTGCGGTATTTGTAAAAATACAATCGAACAAGCAAATGAACTATCCTATAAAGAAAAACAAGATTATGATTATAGACCACAATTTACTTATGATAAGCGATCACATTTAGATGATTGGTTACGAAGATTTCAAAATAAAGAGGCGAGAGCGATTCCACAAGATGTTTTGGATAAAGTAATATTAGAAGCTAGAAAGGAAAGAATCAATGACCTAAATACATTGACTGAAGAAAAGGTAAAAAGATATCTTAAAAAGTTGAGTTTAAATGATTATTATGATAATGTGATTGGTATTATTAATCGTTTAAATGGTAGACCTCCATTTACATTAACACAAGAAATTGAGGAAAAAATAAAAAAGATGTTTCAGCAAATTCAAGATCCGTACGAGAAATACAAGCCACCTTCTCGTAAAAACTTTTTAAGTTATAGTTATACACTTTGTAAATTCTTTCAAATATTAAATTTACATGAATTTGCAAAATATTTTCCATTGTTAAAAAGTAATGATAAATTACGTCAACAAGACGATATTTTCAAAAAAATAGTTGGACATATGTCTGAAATTGATAAAACAACCAAATGGGTATTTTATCCATCTGTTTAATCACGTTTAGAATTCTATTTAAAAATAAAAGTATTATACATAATATAAATATTAAAATGAATATTTTAATTAAAAAAGAAAACTTGATAACTCCTGAATCTATAAATTTTACAGAATTGGTTAAAAATAGTAGTATAAAATTAAATTTAAGTAATGAATATCAATCTAAAATGGTAACAAATCTCAATGAAGAATTTACTGAAAAAGAACAAAAATGGTATATAGCAAATTTGTATATTTATATGAATTATCATCCAACAAATGATTATCCAATTAACTTGGAAAATGTATTTAAAATGATTGGATTTGCAAATAAGGGTAATGCAAAGAGAACACTTGAAAATAATTTTACTAAAGATGAAGATTATAAAATAACCATTCTCCCTTCGGAGAAAGGTCAAATAGCCCGTGAAGAAATAATGTTGAATATCGACTGTTTCAAAAGTTTATGTATGATAGCTAAAACATCACAAGGAAAGGAAATTCGTAAATATTATGTTAAATTGGAAAATATTTACAATAAAATTATTAAAGAAGAAATAGAGAATACTCAAAGATTATTAAAAGAAAAAGAAAAAGAATTATCAAAAGAAAAAACTTTACGTAATAAAATGCTTAACAGAAGATGCTTTGATGTACAAGATGGCGAATATGTTTATCTGTATCAAGATATTCTTGACAATCCCGATTCATTATTAAAAATTGGTAAAAGTACAAAATTAATAAACAGAGAAGAATTTTACAGTAATGTTAATAAATCTGGTGGAATTGTTTTTTATATAAAATGTATTGATTGTAGTTTAATTGAAAAAATATGTCATCATATGCTTGATAAATTTAGAGTAAATAAGATGCAAGAGTGGTTCAACATAGACCTAGAATTGGCAAAAAGTACAATTAAAAATGTCGTAAAGATTGTAGATTCACGAAATTCAATTCCACAGATAAATGATTTTTTACAAAATTTTAAAGGAGATAAATGTCAAGGTAAAATTATAGACAATTTAGAAACAACAGAAAATGTACAGCAAACAAATACAAATCAAATTCGACCTGATGATTTTAGTGGATTTTTAGAAAATTGTTGTGAAATTGGTGATCAATTTTTTACAGCAAAAGAAGAATTAACTAAAGCTTTTAGAATATATACTAGAAATACAATTGAAAAGTCTATTAAGGAAAAATTAAATACATTTTTAAAAGATAAATTTAAATCAGGTGTAGAATTTTATGATAATATTAGAAGAAATGTATGGAGAGGATTTAAGTTAAAACCATTAACGTTTTCTATAAATGACCCTGATAATATTACTGATTATGAAAGATTTATATTAGATAAATGTCAAATTAATTATTTAAATAGAATTTCATACACTGATTTTTTTGATGAATTTGTTAATTATAAAAAAATAGAAAATTCTGAATATACTCTTAATTATAAAAATAAAATAGAAATACAAAATTATTTAATGGATAAATTTGCAAATGGTCGTGTTCATATAACTGAAAATAGAAACGCAACACATTTATTTGGAATTTTAGGATTAAGTTTAAATAACGAGTCTGGATTAAAAATATCAAAAAGAACTTGTAAAAAAGTATCTAAATGCGATTCGGAAACTGGACATTCTTTACAAACATGGGAATCATTGACTATTGCTTCAAAAGAAACTGGTATACCAAGAAGTACATTGGCGCATATTATAAAATTTAAAATGATAAAGGAAAATTGTCTTTTTAAATATATCTAATTTATGCTTATATACATATCAGAAATCAAAGTGTTTAAGGTGTAGCTTCTGTTG